CTTAATGCTGTATTTGAAAGCGGACACCATCACAGAGGTTACAGTTGGCCCCGCTGTTGCTGTGGGCGACGGGTTCACCCCGGTCACTAATCTTGTAGGATCAAGTGCCGATGAGTTTGAAATAATCAAGCACGGAGCCACTAGCACAACCACGATAGCAGGCACTCTGGCAGCTATAACGGGGGCAGACGGGTATTATGCGCTAGATATATCAGCTACGGACACAAACACAGAAGGGCGACTTGTTCTACTGATTAACGACGACAGCCTGATTTTGCCTATCCGGCACGAATTTATGGTCGTCAACGCGAACGTATTCGACAGCCTGTTTGCCGCAGCCTCTACTGATGTTCTTGATGTGAACGCAGTTCAGCTTGTCGGCGGCGCTCAAAGCGCAACAGACCTGAAGGACTTCGCTGACGACGGGTATGATCCGGCAACCAACAAGGTCCAGGGGGTCGTATTAGTGGATACGTTAACGACATACACCGGAAATACCCCTCAAACAGCCGATCACACCGCAGGCATCGCTGATATTCCAACTGTTGCAGAGTTCAACGCCCGCACGCTTGTGGCGGCGTCTTACTTTGACCCGGCGGCCGATACGGTCGCGACCGTTACCACAGTAACCAACCAGTTATCCGCTGCGGCGATAAATGCCGAAGTGGACACGGCACTGACCGACATTCACCTTGATCATTTAATGGCCACCGCCGCCGCCGATGTTATAGTTGACGGTTCGGTTATCGCGCACATGGTATCCAGTACGGAGGATTGGAGCACCTTCGTGCCTAGCACAGACAGTCTCCAGGCAGTCAGGGACCGTGGAGATGCCGCATGGGTGACGGGCGCGGGTGGTGCTGACAAACTGGTGCTTCAGGACACGACTATTGCTACACTGGCTACACAGATTAGCTTTACATTAACGGCGGGCAGCGCGGACAACGATGCTTATAACAACTGCACCATCGTTATCGAAGATGTCTCCACGTCTACGCAAAAGGCCGTAGGGATGGTTCTCGATTATATCGGGTCGAGCAAGACAATAACCCTGAAAGAAGCGTTGGCGTTTACAATTGCCACCACGGACAAGGTTTATATCCTGGCGGAAAACAGCCTGAAATCAACGGCGGCTAACCGCCAATTAGACGTAACGGCGACCGGCGCCGCCGGTATTGATTGGGCCAACGTTGAGAACCCGACGACAGCATTAGACCTGTCCGCGACCGGCATTCAGCTTGTTGATACGACAACCACAAACACAGACATGGTAGCTGCCGCACCCACAGCAGCGCAAAACCGGACTGAAATGGACAGCAACAGCACGCAACTGGCGGCGATTGTTGCTGATACCAACGAATTACAAGGCGACGATGTTCCTGGGCTGATTGCGGCACTGGATATAGTAGTTGACCGGGTGGAAGCAGACACGCAGGACATCCAGTCCCGTTTACCCTCAGCACTGGTAAGCGGGCGCATGTCTTCCGATGTCGTGGCAATCAGCGGAGACGCAACAGCAGCCGACAATCTCGAAGCCACCTATGACGGGACAGGCTACACAAACGAAAACGCCCCAAGCACACAGGCACAGGTAGGAGCGATTGGTTCAAGCGGGGGGGGGGCGCTCAACTTCCAGGCGATATCAGATAATGTTCTTGCGGACATCAAAGGCATTGCTTTCGTCGGAGTCCAGACCACGGGTACATTTGCCAATACCGAAGCAGAGGACGGTGTGTACCACGTAATCGATGACACTGGTGATGCCATCGATATTGTTTACAGGGTCAACGTAGGGGGTAGCAGGGCGGCCACAGAGGTCATATTCAAGGGATTCCTGAACAGCGGCAACGACGAATTGAATATTCAGGCGTATGACTTTATAGGGGCGGATTGGGAGACCAGAAAGGTACTCCCCGGACAAAACGGATCGTCAAATATCGAATCGGTTATTCCTTACTTGTCAAAGCATACAGGAACAGGATCTGACCTTGGCGATGTTCTGATAAGGTTTGTGGGTGCAGGCGGGTCAAACCCGTCATTTAGTGTTGATGAGCTACTGGTGGAAGCAATCAGCCTGATGACCACTGTAGGCTATGTGAAAGAAGCCGCTATCTCGATTGACACCACTCTCGGTACGGCAGGAACCGAGGATGGTGTTAACGGAACAGCGGACAACCCCTCCGATAATCTTGCTGATACCACAACGCTTGCGGTAGCGAAAAACCTGCTATCAATACATATCGCCAGCGGAACAACAATTACTCTAGATCAAACGTATAATAACTATTCATTCTCCGGCGTAGGGGGTGTTGTCGCTCTCGGCGGGCAGGACGTTGGCGGAAGTCGGTTCAAGTCGCTGGCTTTGTCCGGTATCGCCACAGGCGCCCTTACGGTCGTCAGGGAATGTATTCTTCTCTCGGTAACACTGGCATCCGCGACGCTTCTTGAGTCTAACTTCCGGGGAACCCTAACTTTATCAGGGGCGACGAACTACACATTCTTCAACTGTTTCAGCGGTCGTGACGATACCATCCTAGATTTCGGTTCTGCTGTAGGGGCAACAAGCGTCTTCATGAGAGAATGGAACGGGACTCTTCAGATAAACAACCTCAAGACCGGAGACATTCTCACTATTGATGGCGACGCTACGGGAATCACGCTGGACTCGTCCTGCACGGGAGGGACGGTCAACATAGCAGGCGTTTCCAATCTGACGAACAGCGGGTCAGGAATTACAATCAACCAGAACGCCCGCCTGGACAACACGACTATTGACGCCATCCTGCTAGACACAGCCGACATGCAACCCAAGCTCGGGACACCAGCCGCCGACGTGTCCGCCGACATAGCAGCCGTACAGACAGCGACTGACGCGGTGAAAACATCAACAGACAAGATGGTGTTTACCAAGACGAATGAGCTAGACGTGAACATGAAGAGCATCAACGAGGCCGAGGTAACAGGCGACGGCAACGCAAACCCATGGGATGGTGTGTAATGCTCACATGCTTTCATTCTTGCCCAGGTTGCGGACAGTCGTGGACTAATGGAAGCCCCAAGGTGGTTGAGTGCCCGAGGTGCGGCAGGACAGACGAATATCATAAAAAGATAGAACAGCAGCAAGAACAGGCATTCGCCGACGCGGTATCAAGGGAGTTGGATAAAACCAGCATTATCCGAAGGTTTGAACACAATGCCCGGACCTAAATCAGATAAGATATGGGCCGATGCCGTACGTAAGGCAGTCCATCGGTATCACGAGGAAAAAGACGAAAATGGGAAAGTCAAAAAAACTAGATATCTCAACCTCTTAGCTGACAACCTAGTAGGGGCAGCAGCTAAAGGCGACATACAGGCTGTAAAAGAGGTCGGCGACAGGCTGGACGGCAAGCCATCCCAAGCCATAGACGCACAGATAGACGGCACTCTTCACATTATCATAGACGACCCGACAAAACGTGGCTGAAATACACATCCCCCACAACTGGCAATGCAGACCATATCAGGACAATCTCTGGAACTACATGAACGGTGGTGGAACTAGAGCCGTTGCCATGTGGCACCGCAGAGCAGGGAAGGACAGCACAGCCCTTGCATGGACAACAGCAGCCAGCCAACGAAGGGTAGGGGTCTACTGGCACATGCTCCCTACACATATCCAGGCTCGACGCGTGGTATGGGAGAACATCGGCGCCAACGGCAAGCGGGTACTGGATGTGTGGCCTGGATGGGACAACCCAGGCGGTCCGGGAATGGTAAAGCATATTCGCCACGACGAAATGAAGATCGAGATGAAGAACGGCTCGATATGGTACTGTGCCGGGTCGGATAACTACGACTCATTGATGGGGACCAACCCCGTTGGAGTGGTGATGTCTGAATACGCCTTAGCCAACCCGGCGGCATGGGACTATCTAAGGCCAATCCTCGCAGAGAATGGTGGATGGGCAATCTTTCCTTATACACCGAGAGGAAGAAATCACGGATCACGCATGTACGAGATGGCCCGTGATAACCCTGACTGGTTCTGTGAGAAGCTGACTGTTAATGATACCGACAGCATAACACTCGAAGCCATCGAAGCTGAGCGCAAGGCAGGGATGCCGGAGGAGTTGATTCAACAGGAGTTCTGGTGTTCATTCGATGCACCATTACAAGGCAGCTTCTGGGGCGATCAGTTGATTGAAGCCGAGAACGACGGCAGGATAACGAGAGTAGCCCACGACGAAGCACTACCAGTGCATACGTGGTGGGATCTAGGCAACGCAGACGCTACCGCAATTTGGTTTATGCAAATAGCCAGCAATGAGTTAAGGTTCATTGATTACGAAGAGGCGAGCTACCGCACACCCGCACAGGACGTGGCCTTACTGAACAAGAAGACCGCAGAGCAAGGCTATAACTACGGTCGACATATCTTTCCTCATGACGGGGGACACAAGACCAAGGCAAGCGGCGGCAGGTCGTTGAGGGATTTATACGGAGACTTAGGCATCCAACCTGAGGTACAACCACGGTTCGATGTTCAGACCGCAATCACGAGGGTAAGGCAGATACTCCCTCGATGCTGGTTTGATAAGACCGACTGCGCAGCGGGACTGGATGCAATCAGGGCATTCCGTAAGCAATTGGACGAGGAACGCAGTACAGACGCACGACCCTACTACAGGCCAGGGTATGTGCATGATTGGTCAAGTCACGGGTCCAGTGCCTTTTATACCGGCGCCATGGTAGCGTTTGACCCGCAGAGTGCAACGCAACGGGGCCGGGACAGATATTCAGGCGGCAAGAGTAAGAGAAGCGCATGGGCGGCATAGGAGAAGACAATGGACTATGAAAAGCTAACCAAGGCCATCAAGACTATGACGCCTGAACAGATACAGTCGTTAATGGAGGAGTTCGCCAACGCCATCAGGGCAGAGCAACCGCAGCAGATACCGCCACAGTCTGCCGATCCAGGCATGCAGGCACCTGAGTATCAACAGCCACACCCGACACAGACACCCGGCGCCGTCATGCGTAGGCAGATGATGCAGCAGCCCATGGGCATGTTGAACAGGCAATGATTGAGATAATGTTCAAATTGCTGGTGTGGTTCATATGATGGATAAGCCGCTCGGCATCCTCCCATCCAAGGTTGACGACTACAAACCACAGCCCGAGGCACCCAAGGCACCAGTGACACGTCCGCCGCCGGGCAAGGCAGGCAAGCACAAGCTACGGATATACAACACGAACTCCTTGCCAACCATGGACAAGGTGAAGGACAGGCGAGGCCGGAGCAGGTAATGGAATACGATGACGACCTAGTAACCACCGTCCATCGCCGGTATCAGGAAAGCCGCGACTACACGATGGAATGGCGTGAAGGCGCCCGCATGGCCTTTGATTTCGACGCTGGCAGGCAGTGGGACGACGAAGACATAGCGGGCATGAAGGAACAGAACCGTATCGCGGTGACGTTCAACCGCATCAGCCGGGTTATCAACGCCATTGTCGGCACTCAAATCCAGAACAGACAGGAGACCCGCTACATACCCCGCGAGATGGGCGATGTGAAGGTCAATGAAATGTACACCGCCGCATCTGATTGGGTGCGCGATAACTGTGATGCCGAGGACGAGGAGACGGACGCCTTCACCGACAGCCTGATAGCCGGGATGGGGTGGACGGAAACCAGAATATCAACAGAGATTGAACCCGATGGCGAGATACTGATAGAACGGGTCGATCCTCTCTGGATGTATTGGGACAAGAACGCGCGGCGCAAGAATATTCAAGACCGCAAGTGGCAGATTATGATCAAGCGCATCAGCTTGGATGAGTTTGAAGAACGCTGGCCGGACGCCGATCTGGAAGCAGCAGCAGGACCATGGGAAGAAGAGGGCATGGAGGACCGCGAGGGTGGTGTCAGGCATCATGTCTACCCTCAAGACGCCTATCGTAACCGGCAGAACGGCAGCACTACCCCTGATGACGCACAGGTCACTATCGCCCATTACCAATGGTATGACCTGGAAGACGTATATCGTGTAGGAGAAAAGGCGACAGAGTTCAGCGTTGCTCAGTTCAACAAGATGAAATCGTCTCTTGAAGAGATGGGAATCAAGCACGTCAAGCAGAAGCGGCGCATTTATCGAGAGGCGTTCATTGCAGGCAATGTCAAGCTGAGCGACAAGAAATTGAGGGAAGAAGGCTTCACATTCACCCCAATCACAGGACGTAGGGACAGAAACAAGAACGTATGGACCGGTGTCGTATTGGCGATGATGGACCCTCAGAAATGGGGCAACAAGTTCTTTAGCTCTATCATCGATATCATCAACAAGAATTCAAAGGGCGGCATCATTGCCGAGTCCGATGCGTTCGATGACCCGCGTGAGGTTGAAGATAAGTGGGCATCGCCTGACGCCGTGCATTGGGCCAAGCCGGGCGCGATCAGAGACAACAAGATTATGTTCAAGCCGGTCGGGGTTTACCCTGCGGGTCTTGATAAGCTGATGGCCTTCGCCCTTGAGTCTGTGCACGAAGTGGTCGGCATACCCTTGGAGGGATTGGGACAGACCAACCGCGATCAGTCGGGCGTGGTGGAGTTACAAAGGCGAAAGCAGGGCATCACGATGCTTGCCCCTTACTTCGATGCCATGAGGAAGTACCGCAAGGAACAAGGGCGCATCATGCTCAAGTTCATTGATGAGTACATATCCGATGGCCGGTTAATCCGCATCATGGGAGAGCAGGGCAATGAAGAGTATGTTCCCTTACGAAAACGGGAAGGCACCCACAAGTTTGACATTATTGTGGATGAAAGCCCGACCTCACCTAACCAGAAGGAAGGAGTATATCAGGTTCTGCAAGGCATGCTTCCTGGTCTGTTGCAGGCTGGCATTCCCATCCCGCCAGAACTGCTCGATTATGCCCCAATTCCGTCACAACTTGCTCAAAAATGGAAAGAGCTTATCGATAAGCAGTCGAAAGGTGAGATACCTCCCGAAGTCAAGTTAGGCATTGCCGAACGTGATAAAGCTTTGGCTAAACTTGGCGAGGAGAACAAGAAGCTGAAGGACAAGCGCCAAGAAACGATGGCTAATATGCAACTCAAGCAGTTTGAGGCCGATAACAAACTCAAGCAGTCCGAAGCGGAGTCTGCTCGCAAGCGGAGTGAAATGACTGCCGATCTTCAAATGGAACAGGAGAAGTTCCGCCTTGACGTGACATTCCAGCGCGAGAAGGCAGCAGAAGACAACGCACTCCAACGCGAGAAGCTTGAAAACGATCTAGCCTTAGGATTTGCCAAGCTTGAAGTCGACCGACAGGCCAAGGTAGACAGCGACGCCCAGGGCGCCAAGAACCTTGTTGACGAGGCTATTGACTCCAGTCTTGAACGTGTATTGCAGAAGCCCAAGCGCCGCGTATCCTTCGAGCGTGACAATGACGGCAATCTATCTGCTGCTGTGGTCGAGGATGTGTTGGAAGACATGGAGACGGCAGGCACTAGCTAATGGCTGCTATCGGCAACGCATGGGCTGATGGTGCATGGATCTTCGCCAGTTGGGCTGTTGGTGCATGGGAAGGTGGCGTTGTACCAACAGAGGACGCAGGAAAGCGTAGACGTGGAGCACCGAACAGACACATATATTGGTGGGAACAGGAAAGGTTCTACCTCCCACCGCACAAGAAGGTTAAGCCTGCCGAGCCGTTACCACATCAGGCGGCATTGGATGACGCCCGCACAGAGCTTGCACAGGCACGCAAGTCTAATCTGGTGGGGCAAGTGGAGCTTAGGAGCCTTGCCAGCTCTCTGGGGGCCCTTACACGCCGGGCTAAGGCTGTTGAAAAGCAGATTGATGCCGCACAGGACGTGGCAGAGGTATCCGAGCAGTACAGGGCGTTGGGTGATCAGTTATCGGTCTATCTGGACCGGTTGGAGGCGTTCCGAGTGGTGCGCCGTAAACGAGAGCGAGCAGACGAGGAAATCATTATGCAGCTATTGATGGAGATTGACTAAATGGCGGACAATATCGACGCAATCGTTGGTGAAGACACCGCAGAAGATAAGGCCACGATGGATGAAATGCAGCGCGACGAGCAGACAGAGGAAACTACCGAGGAGCCGGTAGCAGGACCTGTCGAGGTCAAGGAAGAGACCAAAGAGAAAGAGCCCCAAACCGTCCCTTATGGGGTGTTGCGGGAGGAACGTGACAAGCGTCAGGCCCTTGAAGACCAGATTGCCCAGCAAACGGCACAGATAGGCCGCATGGAGAACACCTTCCAACAGGTTCTAAACCGTGCACAGGAAACAGTCGATCCCAAGGTCGAGACACCTGACTTCGATCTTGATCCCGACGCGTTCACCAGACACAAGCTTGAAGGTATAGAAAAGCGCCTTGATGACGATGCACAGGATCGTAAGACCCAGCAGGACGGACAGGCCAAGGAACAGAAGGCAAAGCAGTTCCTTGATATGTATTCCAACGCGGCACGGGAGTTTTCCAACGACACCCCCGACGCTGGCGAGGCATACAAGTTTGCATTGGAAACAATGGACAGCGAACTGAAGCTGCGCGGTGTCATTGATTCTGCCGAGCGTTCCCGGATATTGGAGCGTGAGGAGGAGCAGATTGTCGCAAGGGCCTTTCAACAGGGCGTAAATCCTGCTAAACGTATCTATGAACTCGCCGTAGCCCGTGGCTACAAAGCCAAGCAAACGGACGAGGACAAGTTAGAGCGTCTTGCCAAGACGGAAGACGCAAACAATTCCCTGTCTGGTACAGGCGGGGACGGAGGGTCAGCACCCGTGACCCTGGCACGCCTTGCCGAACTCGATGGTGATGACTTCGATAAGGCGTTCGAAAAGGCCCGTTCATCGGGCGCCCTCGGGTAGGATCGCTCACTTAACGAGCGCATCGGTTGACCACCGTTATCGGTCGTCGGTTGCCTCCTGACCGTAATCAGGCTGTTCGTGGCTCACCAGCGTAATGGTGTGGACGTGATTCCCGACGTTAAGGGGAGTTTATCAACTCAGCTTTGAAAGGATTAGCCGATGGCTAATACATCGTATGGGGTCAATGACCCTCTTGCGGTGAAGCTGTGGTCAAAGCGTCTTCATCGCGAAGCCCTGAAAGAGACTTATGTCTCGCGTTTCATGGGCACGAGCAAAGACAGCCTTGTCTATGTGAAGGACGATCTTAGCAAGTCTGCGGGTGACCGCATTCGGGTTGGCCTTCGCATGCAGTTGACCGGAACCGGTATTAACGGTGACGGAACGCTGGAAGGCAACGAAGAAAGCTTGACCACTTTCACCGATGACCTTTTCATCGATCAACTGCGCCATGCGGTGCGGTCCGGTGGTGAAATGTCCGAACAGCGTGTTCCGTTTAGCGTTCGCGAAGAAGCCCAGGACGGCCTTCGCGATTGGTGGGCTGATAAGATTGACGCTGGTTTCTTTAACCAACTGGCAGGCAACACGTCTGTTGGTATCAACTTGTCTGGTATGCAGGCGGTAACGGCTCCGAGTACGACTTCGGGCAATACCCGTCACTTGATCGGCGTACAGGGCGACGCTACGGAAGCATCGCTTTCAGACAGCACCACAGCGTCACTGATCGGCATAAACGGTGATGGCTTCACTCTTGGCCTGATTGATCTCGCGGTCAATGTGGCTAAGACGTCCACGCCTCTTATCCGTCCCCTTCGTATCGATGGGCAGTATAAGTATGTCGCGTTTATCCACCCAAACCAGACACGGCAATTGCGGAAGAATAACACCGCGAACACCGTGACATGGTTCGACATCATGCGCGCCAGGGTGGAAGGCGGCGATTATACCAACAATCCGATCTATAACGGCGCGTTGGGTGAATATAATGGCGTCATCCTTCACGAAAGCACGCGCGTTCCGCTTGCTCCCGCTGCATTGCAAGATGCTACCAGCTCTGTGCGCCGGGCCATCTTTTGCGGGGCGCAAGCTGCATGCTTTGGCACGGGTCGTCGAGACGCAGGCAACCAGATGAAATGGGTTGAAGAACTGTTCGACTATGAGAATCAGTTGGGCGTTTCCGCATCCATGATCTGGGGCCTGAAGAAGGCGATCTTCAACAGCATCGATTTCAGCTCGATTGTTCTGAGTTCGAAATCAGCTAACCCGGCATAAGGGAGGATATAATTATGGCAGGTCCATACACAATGTCCGAACTGACCACTCCGTCGAGTGCTCACACCGGAATGCAATTCGCCGGGGGCCATGTGTCCCTAACCGATACGATGACCACCAATTCGGTCGTGTACCTTTGCCGCGTACCTGCAAATTGCACGATTCTTGATTGGTGTCTGTATCTGTCTGATGATGACCGCTTGCTTGGTGCTGCTAATCAGCGCGTAGAGCTAGGAACGTCAGCCTCACCTTCGGGGCTTGGTTTCTTCTCTCTGTCTGGTAGTGCGTCAAGCGATCCAGTCATCGCAAAAGACGGGCGCCATCAACCGCGTGGTGTCGAACAACTGATGCCGGTTCGCGTATCCATATCGGAAGATGTGGGCAACGTGGACGGCGCCGGTCGTTTCGTCTGGTTGACCGCTCGCTTTGGTGTAGCAACATCTGCATCAGAAACGGCGGTTGTCGCTAACTTCTGGTGTTCATACACCCTTGGTGGCGTGACCGGTCGAACAACGATGCGTTAACAGGATTGGGGGCTTCGGCCCCCTTTCCTTTCTTTGGCGGCAAAACAAGGAACCAACATGCAGCTAGTAGATTCACAAACACTCTTTGACCATGCTCGTCGATTACACGAGGGCGTGGACGAGGATTATAATCCGGGTGAGAAAGACCTGGACACAGCCGAACGGCTATATAACGAAATACTGACCCACAACATCGGCAATCCGCTGATTTTGTATTGTCTCGGGTCGCTTTACATGGAGAAGGGCAATCACGGCCTTGCTCTACAGATATTAGGACAAGTTACTCAATTGGCGCCCGAGATGCCGGAGACATGGAACAATCTCGGTTTAGTCTGGAGAGGGTTACAGAAAAAGGATCAAGCGGCGGAATGCTTCGAACAGGCTCTGAAACGCACGCCAGAGGACAAGCCTCGCGTTCAGGCTGATATCCTGTCCAACCTCGCAGGTATGCACATCAACACCGGAACACCTGCCAGGGGCATGGTCTACGCGGACGACAGTTTAGCCTTAGATCCTGATCACAAAAAATCACGTTGGCACAGAGCTTTGCTATTGCTGGAACTTCAGGAGTGGGCACGAGCCTGGGACGACCATGAAATCCGATTGGATACCGGTGCAGCGAATTACAACATTGCAGAAAGGAACTATCACCCAGACGGCATGACGCCGTGGTGGGACGGTCAGAGCCCGGGCCTGATTGCTATTCATGGCGAGCAGGGCTTGGGTGACGAGATCATGTTTGCAAGCTGCATTGCGGACATGGTGAAGGTGCCGGGGGCCAGATTCGTACTGGAGCCGAGCCCGCGAATGCACAGCCTCTATAAGCGGTCGTTTCCAAACTGTCTCGTGTTTGGGACGAATGAAGTGGATGGGGCTGCGTGGACACAGAAGCACGGGAAACCGGACTTCAAAATCGCGCTTGGCAGTCTTCCCCGGTTTTGCCGCCATAGGGACGGAGACTTCCCCGGCACACCTTATATCAAACCTAATACGAAGATGGCGCGGGTGATGCGGAAACGGCTCAATAAACTAGGCCCAAGGCCGAAGATCGGCATTACATGGCAGGGAGGGGTTGAAAGCACGGCTGTTCATCTCAGATCAATCTTCCTGACTGAACTGGCTCCTATCTTGAGGGAGAAGGCCGACTTCATCAGTCTCCAGTATACAGGGGACGCCAAGGCCAACGTAGACGAGCTATTCGAGAAAACAGGGCTGAAGGTCCACCACTGGCCGGAAGTAGCTCAGGCGAAGAACATAGACCGCCCCATGGCACTGATTAGCGAGTTGGACATGGTGATTACCGTTTGTCAGTCGGCAGTCCACTTTGCAGGCTCATTGGGTATCCCGACGCTGTGTCTTACCCCGTCGCAGCCATCGTGGAGATATGGTGTAATCGGTAACATGCCGTGGTATAATTCGGTCGACCTGATAAGGCAGAAATCAGGTGAAGATTGGGGGCCTGCGATTGCAGATGCAGCGGAGCGGGTCAGGTTGTTTACACAGAAGGAGCGGGCGGCATGAGACTAAGTGACGCGTACAAAGAGCAGAACCGCCAACTTCACGAGAACCCCCAATATGGGACGAGCGGGGCAAAGTGGGCCGGTCCTGTCAGTGAGCTGTATGTTCTGCACGACTGCAATAGCGTGCTCGATTACGGGTGTGGAAAGGGCAGGGTGGTCGCTCTGGCCGCGATGCACCCGTTCGGGCGGGTCATTGGAGTGGAGTTGAATCACGAGCTGATCGCCATTGCACGAAACAATCTGGGAAGGATCGAACCGAAGGCGCAGTGCAAACGTGTCGAGTTATTTCAGTCGGACGCGACGGAGTTCAAAGTCCCAGATCGGAAGAGCGTCGTGTAGGGAAAGAGTGT